AAGAACACATCAAGTTCGTTATTATTCTTTGTTGGATTAATGCTTGAATCCTGATTAACTACAGCAATCATAAATGTTATAAGATGTGATATAGCAGTAGTCGCTCCGGCTTCAGCAACCTCTTCCATATCTAATATTTGTTCAACATTAGAAGTTTCTGGGTAGGCATTTTGATACAAAGTATCTGGAGGAAGTTTACTAATAACTTTCTGTGCTATAGTTCCTAAATAATTCCAAGCAGCAGTAGTCTTTGGCAACTGATCAGTAATTACAATTAATGCACTAGCACTTCGGAAGAAGCTATTAGCAGATTCTAATGATCTATAGTATTCACCGTAGAATAAATCATATGCTAATGCGTCGATAATTAGTCCTAAATCTCGACGACATAATGTTTCATCATAAAGGAAGAAGTTAGCGTTAATATAACCGATAATTTCGTTTTGCAATGAAGAACTAGAAGAAATCATTAATGCAAAGTCTGAAGATAGTTGTGTTTCAACTGAAGCTAAACTTGGAACTTCGGATGCAGGGACCTCTCCAGAATTAGCTAATGTATATCTTATAAGTTCAATTAATGCTTGTCCTTGATATCCTATTGTTCCTGTACTTGGGGTACCACCAACACGAGGTATAGCAGTTTGATATGCTGTATATGCGCTACCAGTAATGATATCATAGACTAATGTTTTTAAATGATTGTATGCATCTAAAGTAGGTGCTATTTCCCCGCTTGCAATAATAGCAGAACCGCTTAGATAGTATGCTTTTGCAGCATCAATGGATTGAAGATTACCACCATATGTTAAGTCATATATAACAGCATCAATAATCAATCCAACATCTCTGTAGCAAGATGCAGGATCATAAGAAAGTTCGTACCAAATACTAAGTGAATTTGCATTAGCAATATTATATTCGATATAAGCTACAATTTCTGATTGGATAAATGATCTATTATTAATTAATAAACTTCTAGCATAAGAATAATCTATATCTCTATCAGAAGGTAACGGCCATACATAGTCTGGAACTTCGTCTAAACCGTTATCGATAATATTCTTCATAATATCAATATTGCTTGAAACTCTACTCTTTGATGTAGTTCCGACTAAAAGTGAATTTAATAAACTTTTAAGATGATCTAATGATGCTAATGTAGCAGTCTTATCAGCACCAAGTACTGCGGCAGCTTGTGTTCCTCTATAATAAGAACGAGCTGATGCAATAGAAGCAAAGTTACTACCAAATGCCATATCATATGCAAGAGCAGTAATAATAAATCCGGTATCTCTACGACATTTTACTTCATCATATTCTAATCCATTCCATTCTGTATTGATGTAAGCAATAACTTCTTCAATAAGGAATTGTTTATTTTGTAATAATATAGAATTAGCATTAACAAAATCGCCTGGATTAGTAATTGTTCCACTGTATAAACTAGTAGATGTATCTGTTAGATAATGATAACCATAAAGTCTATCAGTAACAGGTAAGTTAGTATCAAATAATGGATCTCTACGGAAGTGTGTATCAATAGCCCAGCTAGAACTTCTACCATACTTTGGACGGATAATTGTTCTTCTTAGTTCGTCACCAATGATAGATGTATTTGGTGGAACACGAATTGGATATTGTTCGTAATAGTTACCAGTCTCAATGAATATTGATACCTGTGTATCCTTAACTGGGTTACCGTATTCTAATGGTTCACCACCTAATGTTGTAATAAACTGTGTATCAGTTAAGTATTCAACTTTATAAGATTCAGTTAAGCCAACAACACCCGGAACTAATTCTAGAATTCTTACAATAGCACCACTTGTCTTACCTTTAATGATTTGTCCTGGACGAATATCGTATCCGTCTCTTGGATCTGTTTGATTACCGTCATTAGAAATTGTAAAGAGATAGTATGATCCAGCATTAACAACGGTTTTTACTTGCGATAGATAAACACCGTTACCGTAAGTGATATCTTTAACAG